CCCCGTTAGGGGCCTCCGGCACTTATGCTACGACGGGTGATAAATCCGTCGCTCCCACCGTGACAACCGTCACGGTGCCCTACTACCCCGAAGGGTAGTTCCATGGCTTACTTTACCCAACTTAGAAGGCACCCGAGTGCGCCCGTAGGGCGTACCTGGGAGCCTGTCTATGTGCCGCCTTGGACGACGAAGAACATCGATCCAAACGGCACGTATCTAGGCGGGTTGAGTGAGTCGACACAGGAGACGTACAGTTTTAGGACTGGACGCCTAGCAGAAGCCTTATCTGACGAGCAAGAAGACGCGTTGCTCGCGGCCGGGGGCTCGTGGGGGAGTAACTTTTCCCACTATGCTCTCGAATACCGCGATGCACCGCAAAGCTCGTACGACACCGGCCATGAGTTCAAGACAACACAGAAATTGTGTGTCTTGACTCCAACTCTCGACGAGAGGTGGAAGACTTATGGTTACGATTATCGTTACCAGGGACCCGTTTATGCTGGGTCGACTGGCGGTGGTGGGACGTTCATTAGTATGGCGGAGTCAAATCCGTCGTACTATGGACCGATTGCGATAGGAAATACCGCACCCACAAAAGGCTATCTGGACCTTGCAGTAACCCTGGCCGAGTTGAAACGTGAGGGTTTCCCCAAACTTGGGGAGGCTTTGATGTCCTCGATTCGACAAGGGCGAGCCATCCAGCAGAGCTTAGGAATAAGCTCCAAGGAATATCTCGCTTGGGAGTTCGGCGCTAAGCCGTTGCTCTCAGATTACTTAAAGGCTGTACGGACGTTTGCAGATTATCGCAGCCGTCTCGACAGCTTTGTGCAAGGCTCCGGTGAGTTGTTACACCGGACTTATACCTTCCCTATTGAGCGTACGACGACGACTTATCCGGCTTTCAGTTGCCCCTTAGGGGCACTATCGCCGAGTTCGTCGCCGCTGTCGCTTTTCCAGGGGTCGAGCACAGGTACCGGCATCCGCACCCTCACGCAAACAAGACGCGTGTGGTTCAGCGGTGCATACACCTATTATTATCCTGCGGGTGACTCTTTAATCACCCTTGGGAAACAGGCCGAAGCGCTGGTAAACCAGCTACTCGGTCAGCGCCTAGGCGCTGATGTAATTTGGAACCTGGCTCCATGGAGCTGGCTATCCGACTGGAAACTCAACATTGGACAGAACATCGCCAACGCTGAGCTACTGGCCCAAGATGGTTTGGTGCTGAAATACGGCTACCTCATGTCCGAGACAATCTCGGATAACGAGATCACCGTCACGGGACCGGTGACAAAATCCGGCAACCGTGGACCTTGGAAGACGATATATAGAACACACGTCAAATCCAGGGTCAAAGCATCACCCTACGGATTCGCCATTTCACCGACGAGTTTTACTGCTCGTCAGTGGGCGATACTAGGAGCTTTGGGATTCACTAAGGCACCTGGTGTCCTGCACTAGATTGTGCGGGATAGGCACCACTCGTGTGGCAATCATGCCATATGAGCCCTCTAACTGCAAAGGCAATGGTCATGTTCGCCGACCCACAGTCAGTTACGATTTCACCCGCATCTGCTCTCTCTCTTCCGAGGGTGAGCAGCGGTGACAACTTCGGCAAGTTTTCATCTGCCGATGGGGCCATCACAGAGACCGTCAAGCACAGCTATGGTAAGCGTGCTCGGCGGACTTGGCGGATCAATCACAGTAAGATCGTGCCCGATCCCCTTGTCCCGGCGCAGAACACGCCCAACTCGATGAGTTTTTACATCGTGGCGGACGTGCCAAACGTTGGGTACTCGGTTGCCGAGCAGAAGGCCGTCGTTGACGGCGCTCTTGCTCAGCTTCAGGCTACGAGCGGACTGCTCATCACCAAGTTCCTTGGTGGTGAGAACTGACACTCCATATTTCTTGGGGTATCACCTTCTGGCCGGGCGGCCCCCTCAAGGGGTCGTTTGGCTTGGAGGTGACGTCGGCATACATCGGCCTATGGATGACCCACCCAACTAATTAAGATTGGGGAGCCATGAAAAGCCTGATGTTGCTTATGCAGGAGGTCCTCGAAGATTTGGGGACCTGGTGTTGCACAAGTACCACGCGCGATTATAACACGGTCGCGCGTCGGGTTGAAGACGAGGGGTGGTCGTTTCTCACGATCACCCTGGCGAACTTTGGGACGGATTTACGACAAAGTTTGTCCCAAGGCTACGTCGGTCACGACCAGTTCTT